GCAGAGCTAGGGTCAGGTGACTATGAATATTTAATCGAGGACAAATCTATCAACTCAAAGGAGGGTGCGCGACAACGTGCGGAGGCAGAGGTATTGGCCTATGCTCAAACTCTCTCTGAGGGGGAATTTATAACCGAGACATCGGGCTTACAAGCAGGCCAAAGAATATTTATTGATTCAGCATCACGATCTGTGGCTGAATATTTTGTAATAAATAAGGTCGAGATTATTCAGCGTGATAAGGATAATTTGCAATACCATGTTTCATTGATTACTACTCGCACATTTGATGTGATTGATATTCTTCAGCGTTTACTCCTTGAATCAACCAAAAAAATTGTTATTTCGCAGGGCGAAACGATTGATTTAGTAGAGGCATTTCCAGCCGAGACACTTAGTATTAGCGAGGTTGTAGTTGCTTCTAAGGTTATGGATTCAGAACATGCCGAAGCGATTACACTTGGTGAGTCATCCTCGGCCACGATTGATTATGATGTAGAATTTGTCTGGGGACCGCATACACCACCAACAGGAACAAAACGAGTATTTATTTTTGGAGGTTCACGCTTCGGTCCCGATCCATCTTAATTTTCAAAACACTTAAAAATTAGTATAATATTATTATGCAAATACACGAAAAAGACAATTTGAAAATCAAGGGCGTACTCAAGTTTACTATCCGTGACGCTAAGACTAAAGAGATTAAGCGCGTCCATGAATATCATAACCTTATCCCTACGGTTGGCCGTACAATGTTGGCTGACAATTTGACCAATACTAGCCCAGATAATACACCACGCATCACTCACGTAGCCCTGGGGTCTGATGCGACTGCACCGGCTAACGGGGATACTACTTTAGGTACTGAGACTTATCGTAATGCAATAGCCAGTCAAACAAATGCAGATAATATTGCTTATTTGACTGGATTTTTTGACGCGACTGAAGTGACTGGCACATTCGCTGAGGCAGGGATATTTGCTGATGGTAGTGGCGCAGCCGATAGTGGAATTTTGTTTAGCCACGTAGCGATCAGTATTACCAAGTCAAACACTGAAACATTAACCGTAGACTGGACAATAACTATTTCTTAGTATGGCCACTTCCCTACCCGCCGTAACCGGCGAAGAATTAACCGCAGAGGACGGTAATCGAATCTCAGGTATAATCTCTCAGGTTGCCGGAGCAACTATTAGTGGTGCAACAACACCGGTTGCTTGTTTTAAATTAAACTCAGATAATGAGTGGTACAACTGTGATGCGAATGATTTGACCAAGGTTAGGTTTGAAGGTTTTGCTATTACGGATGGAACCGATGGTAATTCTTTTGTAATTCAAACACATGGTATAGTTGATGGCTTCTCTGGTTTAACAGAAGGAGCTTTTTATTATGTCCAAGATGATGGTACTCTCGGCACCAGTTTCGGTACATATCCGATCCAAGTAGGTGTCGCCATTTCAACTACACAAATTTTGATACAAAAATCCAGGATAGTTGTACATGGTGCCGGTGCTAATTGGTCTAAGGCAGTCGGTACGAGCGATAGTGGAAGTGAAGAAGAAACAATTACATGTGGGTTTAGACCAAAGGAGATTATTGTCACTGCTCGTGTTTTCTCAAATATTGATTCAAATAATAATGTACTGGGAAGTGCACGATATTTAGGTACTCAGTTTATGTGGCGTTTGGAATTTTATAGTGGTGGCGCGTCTAATGGTCAAATTAAAAATTATGAACCTGAAGATTTAAAAGCGACATTCAATGGTGGCAGTGTTTATTTAACCATTGCTAATTTAACTGATACTGGTTTCGACCTTAGCAAAGTATGGTCTACTGGTGCTACTTTTTCTGGGACTGTTGAAGCTGAAAATATAGATTGGATAGCTATTGGTTAAATTTATGAAAGATTTATACGAACATTTAAAAGGCAAAAGTAAAAAAATAAATCCTGTTGATTTTAAGGAATCTATTTTTGATCTTTGCACTAGGTATTTAAAGTCTCGGTCACTGACTCCGGATCAAATGCAAAAAATTGCTCGCTTGCGTGCTTACATAGATATAAACTTTAAAAAATTTTTATGAATGGAGAAATAATTGCTGCTATAGCGGGTTCATTTGTAACAGTGGCCACTAGTGTTTTTGTTACTATTCGTCACTTTTCTAATAAACAAGGTGAGACACAAAAAGTTTTTTTGGATCATTTGGAAAAAAAGAATGGTCACTTTGAACGTGTAACTAAAAATATGACTGATGAATTTAGTAAAACAAATACATCACTTACTAAACAACTATCAAATTTAAATGTTACACTTGCAGCAAATACTCGCTTAGTAGATAGGATATTTAGTAGAAAACATTGATATGAAAATTGTCCAGAAGCCATCGCCTAATCATTACGCACTATCTGAGACAGCATACTTGATTTTTTTGCATA